TATTGTCTTCAGTCCTCCACTCCGTCAGAATACAGCAGGGCAGTTTGGTTTGGTTGATGGTGAAGTGCGTGAACTTTCAAGATTATGCATTCATCCTTCCTATCATAAAAAGAATTTCGCCAGTTGGCTTATAAAGAGAACACTAAAACAGATAGATTGCAAATTAGTGATTGCTTATGCAGACACAACTGTAGGGCATGATGGTGGAATTTATAAGGCAAGTAATTTCAAATTACACCATATAGTACCTGCAGATTACTGGTATGTAGATGTCTCGGGGTACGTCATGCACAAGAGAACGCTGTACGGAAAAGCAAGAAGTCTTAAAATGACAGAAGCAGAATTCGCTGAAACTAAAGGTTATATTAAGAAATATGGTGGTGAGAAATTGTGTTATGTTTTTAGTAGATAATTGCCAAAAATATTATGGAGACGAACACAATGCGGCAAATTTATATAGCAAACAAGCTCGAAGTAGTGGGTCCGGACAGCGTTGCGATCCCGGGGTGTGAGCCAGAGGCGTCTTTTACAACTACAAGTTTGTCTTTTCTTCGCAACTGCAAAAGCACTTATGTGAAGTTGAATGTCGCATTAGCAGCCATACCAGGTTCTACTGTTGAATGGCAAATAAATAATGGACAGTCTAATGGTGCTAGCAAAAAATGGTTTGTCCTACCACCATATTATCCAGAATGCCCATGCACTCCAATGCCAGATTATTACGCTATTCTTCGTAGTTTGGGTGGTAGTGATGATGATATACCACAAAATTTACCTGATTGTGCTGTACTAAATCAGGGTTGGTGCCCAGCAAAGAATATAAATGAACAGTTACCACCGCCAGTAAAACGATATGTTCCAGAGGGAGAAATATTTGGTATTACTCCATCGCTTTTATTTGGTCCATATTATTTTGGTAATGATCCACGAGACAGTCCAGCAGATGATATTCCTTTTTCAATGTAGTATAAAATGATCCATAGCTTTGGAACAGTTAATGATGAGCCTGCTGATAGTAGTCTTGCAGATTTTCGTGGTGATATAGAGCAAAGCAATCCTTTGTTTCAAGCATATGATATGGATTCAAATGATCTTTCTATTGTAAAGAATATTGCAAAAGAAATGATACAAGTAAATGGTGCACCTGTTAGAGTGCATATACGTACAGATAATGCAGACCATGACAAAATTTTTGATGAAGATGCAGATCCGACATATTGGGCACCAATTAATATTAGGGGGTTCTTTGTTCCAAACCCAATGGAATACGAATTGACATTATGGGGTGTCGACTCACCAAATAAGACAATAATTATATTTAATTTAGATGAAGTAGCTGCAATATTTCCGAACAGATTATTTCGTACTGGTGATCTTATCGAACTGCCTTATGATTCCAAATCACAGCAAAAACCAAAATATTTCTCTATAGATAATGCTCAAGAGACAGGAAACTTTCGATATACATGGTTATATCTTACTTGTCAAACTACACTGATAGTTGGAGATGTTAATCTACGCCCAGCACAAGATATTGTAGAAGCTATCGATGAATACACAGATGAGATTAATGGATGAAAGAATTCTCAAACCCAAGAGAATTGATAAGTCAAATTGGTTTAGACTTAGAATCTAAATCTGGTATGATTAGTAAATCTTTTAGGATTAATATACGAAATGAATTAAATTCATTTGATAAAAAGACTACGAATGTTTCAATTAAGCAGACATCATTTGGGTCTGTGATATCTTTACATCTTGAGGATTGGGTTGATGGACTAGAACGAAAAGAAATTATAGATAAATTCAAAGATTTAATGGATCGTATTGGTGCCACCACAACAAACATTTGCAATGGTACTATTTCGGGTAGCTTGGCAATATTTCTGAAAAGTATATAATGGCTACATACGAATTTACACCAAATGTATTAGAGCAAGAAAATACATCTAAACCTAATCCTGGTCCAGGATATAATCCACAAATTGATTTATATCCAGTTGGTGTAGCACAAAGTAGCGATGTTCAGGGTGGCAGATCTAAGATATATGGAGAGCCATTAGGAACTCAACCAGAGTTTGTTCAAGAATTTTTAATGCCAGGCTTTCATGCTTTAGATGAAGCAATGAAAACATATTGGTCTGGAATTAGAATACCAACTAAAGATTCCTATAGATTTATGAGGGTTAAAATAGCGGGTGGTGATAAGAGTATTCTTATATGGCGCGATCAATTAAAAGATGGCCGAGTTAAATTTCCTGTTGCTTCTATCAATAGAAATGGTCATGAATTTAATCCACAAAAATTTAGTTCGCCAGTATTAACTATGGCTCGTCGATATACTAGTAGTAGAATGGACCGTGTTGCTTTAGTTAGACGTCCAGTACCATTTTTAGTTAAGTATACACTTACTATTTGGTCATCATGGAAAAGAGATGCAGAATATGCAGTAGAACAGATATTGACACGTTTTAATCCATTAGCTGAATTCGTAATGTGTGACCAACACTTGAAAGGTAGTGTTCAATTAAGATTTGAAGGCTCTGCTGATACTAGTGAGAAAGAAGCTGGGTTCGATCAAAAAGCTAAAGTACGATATGAATTTACAATGACAGCAGAAGCATGGCTTCCATTGCCAGAATTAATAGTACCAACTATATTAGGACATGCTACAACAATAAACGAAATGCCATTAAATGAAATGTCGTTTATTGGTCGTGGTGATACAACAAGATTATTTTATGAGCCTGTTTTGTAAAGTAAATATTTTATTGATGTTATTAGGTTAAATCAAGGTAATTGTAATATGAAAGCAAAAGAAAACAATTTTGTTGTGCAGATTTATAATTGTAGTAGACAGATGATTCCTATTGTAGTAAGACCACCAGGGGGCGATTTCTTTTTGCATGAGCAAACAATATATCTTAGACCTGGAAAAACTGTTCGACTTCCAAAAAGTTTTTTGAATGATCCACAGATAGTTAATCTATCCACTAAACGGATGATACGAATTTTACATGATAGTGAGCTGCAGTTTGCTCGCAAGCCTGAATCTGATGTGTTGTCTTCTGATTAAGAGACTAGTAGTATAATATAGTTGAATTTATCATAAAATAGGCCATAATCAAATCTATTTTATGATGAAATCTCGTAAAGCATTTTTATTGCAGGATCCACAGGTTGTTATTCAACCAGATAAATATAATGATAAATATAAATTATCTGTTATTTGTATAACATGTCATAAAGAATTAACAATAACTCTTGCAACATACTGGAGACAAAGAAGAAATAGTGCATTTATATGTTATGAATGTAGAAAACCAGAATTAAAAGCAAAAGCGCAAGCAAATCCGTTATATAAAGATGAAGCATATAGAGAGCAATTTAGAAAGCTTCATGCAAACAAAAAATATGCATTAGCCGTACATGGTGATAAAGCCAAGCGTAAAATATCAGATAGTACTAAAAAGGCTTGGTTAGATCCAGAGAAAAGAGCAAATCATCTAGCACATAGAAAGACAAGCGAATTCAAAGAACGAGTATCACGATGGGCTAAATCGCAATGGCAAGATTCCGAATATAGAGAAAAACAAATAGAATTAAGAAATAGCCTTGATTTTAAAATAGCTGCATCATTACGAACAAAAGCATTATGGCAAGACCCAATATACAGAAAGATATTAACAGATATTCTAGATAAGGCTAGGATAAATCCAGCACCAAAAACACATATTAGTTGCCTACAACGTATATTATATGCTGTTTTATCTGATATGAAGTTAGTTTATCATGAAGAAGGACCGGCAACTAGAGTTGGTCCTATTATCACTAGCAATAATCGTTTTGAAGGATATAGCTTTGATTGTTTGGTTGAGTATCAAGGCAGAAAGATATATATAGAATGTCAAGGCGAATATTGGCATAAAGGTAGAGAGGCCAGAGATAATGCTAAAGCTACTTTTTTAACACGCTATTTTCCTGGTTCTGAGTTACTTGTTATATGGGAGCATGAATATCATAGTCAAAGCAGAATAAGATCAATTATAGAAGAACGCCTTGGCGTTAAATGTGATATAGTTGATTTTACATTTTCACAAGTTACAATTGATAGTAATCCACAACTTGACGAATTAAAGTCGCTATTTTCGAAATATCATTATTTAGCTAATATAGGTAGAGTCGGCTCTAAGCGGTTTAGTGCTGTTGTTGGTGATAAATTAGCAGCGGGTGCTGTTTTTTCGTCACCGACAAGAATTGAAAGTGCTAAGAGGCTTGGATTGTCTAACGGTGAATTACTTGAGTTGTCTCGATTTTGTATTGCACCACAATTTTGCAAAAAGAATTTTGCATCTTGGTTTTTATCTCGTACTACCAATATTATTTGGAAACAATATCATAATGTTAAAAAAATTTTGAGTTTTGCTGATACAACGCAAGGACATGTTGGTACTATTTATCGCGCTAGTAATTGGGATTTTGATGGTATTGTTAGGCCAGATTATTGGTATCTTGGTCAAAAAGGTGAATGGTATCATAAGAAATCTGTTTGGGATTTAGCATCTAAGGATAGTGTGACCGAGAAGGAGTTTGCTGATAGTCGAAACTTAGTTCGTGTGATGGGTAAAGAAAAATTGCGATTTGTACTATGTCGCCCGTAGTTGTCGGCAAATTTACCATAGTTTGATTACTTGACAATGGAGATAAGAAATGTCAACATATCTGAGCCCGGGCGTTTACCCAAGAGAAATAGATCTTAGTGCTGTTACTGGTCAAGCTGGCCCACTTCGAGCCGCGTTTGTCGGTACTGCAAAAAAAGGTCCTATGAATACTCCAATTTTTGTATCTAGTGCACAAACAGCAATTGATACATTTGGTGAGCCATTTGTTGAAAGTTATTTGATGTATGGTGTGCTAGCTTACTTAGAAGAAAGCAATCAAGCATATGTTATTCGTGTTGGTATTGAATGTCGAGATGGACAACCAGAAGAATTAGATGACATATGTATTGATACATCTGGTAATCGAATAAGTGGGTGGAGTCGCATATCAGTTTATACAGGAATTGATTATGGTAAACTAAACTTGCGAGCAGTAACATCACTGTCACCTGTTGTCTTTCATAATGCTGCTGTTGAGAACATTGTATTTACTGATATAGATGTGTCTATTACTGATGGACCAACTTCTGCGACATTGAAATTTTCTGGTGAGACAGACCTAAGTGATAATTATACTGGTTGTACTGATGATGCTTTTTCACTTTTTATAACTGGTAAATCTACTGATGGCTATGCGATAGAAGGTGCTACTTTTAATCTCTTTCGTTCAAGAGATAGCGCTTTGATGGCCAACGGCACTTTGACGGAAAAAGTTCCAGGTACTAGTGTTAATATCGATATTGGTGATGGGTTAGTATGTAATATTTTGGTGACTGATGGGCGTCTTGACGTTAATGATACGTTTTCATTCACAGCAAAACCATATAACCGAGAATTTACTGTTGAAGTCAATGGTGCTGGAACTTCACATGTAATGCCAATAGCCTCTTATACTACAGCAACAGATTTAGTTGATGCATTAAA